TGCAAGCGCGCGCCGCATTAGTCGCCGAAGCCATGTATACCGCTACATTCGTGGCCCACGAAGACCTCGTCGCAGAGACACGTCTAGCCAGTTGGGCCGTCCAGCATCGCCTCGCTCTCCACAAGCGTGCCGTCGATCGCCGGACATCCAAACACTGACGATATGCGGTGGTGGGGGGAACGAATGGCAAACCTGTGGACCTCGAATCCAGGTGCGCCATGGTCAATGCCTTGTATAGGGAGAAGAAGAGGCACGGATGGATCAAGTTCCAACCTCTTCTAGGATTCCCCAAGGCTGCCAAACTGCTGAGACACAGCATAGGCGGGTGCAAACCGTTCTCTGTGTTCAACAATACCATCAACACTATAGGTTGGGGAATTATTGAGCGCGTGTTTGTGCTCGTCGATGACCACACCGGCGAAGTCACTCTAACCCCCACCACCACTCCGCACGCCGTTATGCTACTGAGGAATCTGGCACGGAACCTCAGATCGAAGCTACCGCATGACGTCGTACCCTACACACCCGCCCAGGTTCTTGAAACCCTAAGCGGACGCAAACGCATTGCTGGGGAGCAAGCATTTGCGGACCTAGAGAAGCGTGAAATATGTGCCAAAGATTTCACGATTGCCTCATTCAAGAAGACGGAGAAGAACAAACCAGAAGCGGTTCCTAGAGTCGTGAGCCCAAGAGGGCCACGCGCCAACGCCGCTTTATCACGCTACATCAAACCCATGGAACACATCGTATACGAAGCCATCAACCAGCTGTTCGGAGCAGTGGTGGTGGTCAAAGGTATGAACGCACGCCAACGTGCAGAAGTAGTCCACAACGCATGGGTTGCCCACGACGACCCCGTCGCCGTCGGGCTCGATGCTAAACGATTCGACCAACACATAACACGCGAATTACTTCAGTTCACACACAACATTTACACCGCGTGCAATAAGGACCCCGAATTCATCAAAATGCTCCAATGGCGTCTCCGCAATCGCGGCGTCGCCCGCTGCCCGGATGGTGTCATCAAGTATGAGATAGATGGCACGCGCGCGTCCGGGGACCCCGACACCTCTAAAGGCAACATCGTCATCATGTGCTGCGTATCATACCTTTTCATCAAGAGTACTGGTATCCGGATGACCTTTGTTGATGACGGTGACGACTGCGTGTTCTTCATGAACCGCAGAGACCTCCCAGCGATGGACCTAGCAGCCGACTTCTACCTACAATTCGGA